TAATTTCCAAAAGTCAAATATGAAATGGGAAAACACGAAAAATGTAAATTTACTACATGTATCTAAAACAAACCACTTTTTTTGATAGATAAAGTCTCCCTTGATATGTAGTGTCTCACTACATGCCACTACATGGATGTTTTTTTATAAAAATGTCATGTAGTGAGGTATTGCCTACATAAAAAGGCATCCTCCTAATTCCCGAAACTTAAAAAACAGGAATGCATTAATTCTTTTTTGATGATAAAAATATGTATAAAATATGTTTCAGTTAAATAACGTTGCATGTAATTGCATGTAATTGCATGTAATTGCATGTAATTGTATATAATGTAGTATAGAAAAACAAAAATAATACATTATTATTTACTTAGATGTATGACGGCCACAATATTCACTTGATCCATTGCCTATTTTTGCACCACATGCCTCTCCTTTTCGTTTACCACTTTTTAATATAGCTATACATTTTTTACAATCTAAATCCGTTTTTTTCTCTTTGACTGATGTAGTCATTTTTTTTAACATTATTGAGTGATGTTTATTACAAAAACATCCAGCTACATCATAGTAGGCGGTTTTAGCACAATATGTACCCTTATTTTTCCCGGATTGGCATATGTATTCACATGTATGAAAATCCATACACAGGAATTCTGGACTATTAACACCTGATATATATGACATATTAGACGTCATCTTTAAATGGGGTAGTAGTTTTTTATGTTTTTGTCTACAATAAGGGCATTTTATTTCATTATGACATAGTTTGGTAATTTCTAGATAAGAAGCAGCACCTTTACATTTCTGTCTACATACTTCATTAAAAAGTGGAATAAAATTAAATTCATGTCCACAAGACAATTTAATTTTGTTTTTATCTAGGGGGGATTTTGTTAATAAGCAACATTCAATATTATCCTCTTCATTATTCGTATCAATATTGTTTAGTTCTTTATAAAAATCAATATTGTCTTCAATAATAATATTCATATATAAAGATGGATCTTAATAATTCTTTATATGTATTTAATAAATAGAATGACAAAATTATGGGGACCACCAACATGGTTTTTATTTCATACTTTAGCGGAAAAAATAAAAGAAGATAAATTTGACACTATGAAAATAGAAATCATAAATATGATTAAACGGATATGTCGTAATCTTCCTTGTCCGGATTGTTCTAATCATGCAACACATAAGTTAAATAATTTAAATATAAATATGATTAGATCTAAAGAAGATTTAAAACAATTCTTATATCATTTTCATAATTTGGTTAATGTGAAAACAAGTAAACAACTATTCAAATCAGAAGAATTGAATAATCGATATAAATTAGCAAATACTAATAATATAGTTCAATATTTTGTCCAAACATGGAGTAAAAAAAGCCATAATCCAAAATTAATGACAGAAGAATTACATAAAACTATAGCAATTAATCATTTTATTGAATGGTGGAAAACCAATTATATACATTTTAATCTATAAATATTTACTATTATACTAAATATTTATTTACAATTCTTTTAAGACCTCGCCATTTTTATAAACAACACATTTAAATTGCTGCTTTTTTGGTCTAGAACATATTATATTATTGGATGGCTCTGCGTTAAAAAAAAGCAAGTCTTTATGGTCTGTACTATATAGGAGAATGAAATAAATAATACCTAATGTGAAGCCAAGTAAAGTTCCAAGGGCAACTCCACCAAATGTAGTACATCCACCCATAATTTTTGTTGCACCATCAAGAACCAATAATCCTGTAATGAATATTAGTACTGGATAATTAATACTCGAAATATATTTCATTGGTATAACTAGATATGCGAGTGTAAACGAGATAAACATACTGTTAAATGCAGGACTAACATATTCATTTAAGTTAAATGGGAATTCTATTAAATTACAACCGGGGGGAATCAATGTTTGAGATTTTACTTTTAATGTGTTCAAAATAATCAGGTTAATAAGAGATGCTATTAATATTCCGCCTAAATACACAAGTCCCTTAATATCAGAATTAAATATAGAAATCATTACTAAGAAAAAGGCAAGTAGTAAAGGTGATATAGCAGCGAAAAATTGTAACATATTACTGAAATTTAATTGCATAGCCATGATTATATATATATATCTTTGGACATTTAAAATCTAAAAAATCAATTTTAATACCTCGTGAATATTTTCAACAGGATAAAATTTAATATTTGTTAAAATACCCTTGTCTTTATACAGTTCAACAAAATCATCATAATCTTTTTGATTTTCCTTTGGGAATATAAATTCAGTTACACCACCTTTCATTCCACCTAAAATCTTAAGATCTAACCCACCAATAGCAGTCACATATCCCTGTAAATTTATTTCACCAGTCATAGCAACATTATTTCTAATTTTCTTATTTGTTAATAAACTATATATAGTACATGTAATTGCTGTTCCTGCACTGGGTCCATCTTTTGGAACGGCACCTTCTGGGCAATGAATATGAATACCCTGCATTTTGGTTTTTTCCATTCGGGCAATAGTTTCAGCCATAATATCTTCATCAACAAGAGATGAGGCAAGTGTCTTTGCAACGGTCATACTTTCTTTCATAACATCTCCTTGTAATCCAGTTAATTTAAGGTCCATAAAAGACGTGGATGGGAAAAATTGTGTTTCAATAGGAATAATACCACCTTGTCCCATAGCATTCGCCCATAACCCATTAATCACACCAACTGATGGGTGTAATGGAATTTTTTTATCACTATTTTCGCGACGTAATTTTAAATATTTATATTTAATATCATCATTGGACAATGTAATAGGTAATTCAATCGCTTCATTTTTTTTTAAACAAGAAAGATTGATTTCACCAATAATCTCAAATAATATTTCTTTAAATTTACGAATACCAGGTTCATTCGTATAATTTTCAACAATATATATAATATTATCATCACTAAATTCAATACATCCAGCAAGTCCCATATTTTTATAAATTTCAGGCAATAAATGTTTTTTTGTGACAATAAGTTTATCTTCAATTGTTAAATGTTCAAATTTAATTCTATGAATTCTATCCAATAGAATCTTATCAATGGCAGATACATCGTTATAAGAAAACACAAAAAGTGCCTTTGACATATCTAGGTCAATACCATTAAAATATTTATCTTGAAATACATCATTTTGAGTAGGATCAATTAAATGGGTTAAAATACCGATAATTTCCTTACCATGTTCAGTTTTACTCACTTTATCTAATTCATCAATGAAAATAATGGGATTCATACATTTATTTTTAATGAGAATATCAACAAATTTACCCCATTCTGAACCAACATATGTATAATTATGTCCATTTAATGTGCTTCCATTATCTTGACCACCAATAGCAATAAATGCAAACGGTCTACTGACCCCATCATCGCCAATCAAACATTTTGCTAATCCTTTCTTAGCAAATGTAGTCTTTCCTGTACCAGGGGGACCTTCAAAACCAAAACAATACCCACTTTGCTCACCATTTATCCATTGAGCTAAAATCCGCTCAATTTGAGATTTTGCCTTTTCATGTCCATGGACTGCATCATCGAGAGTGGTTTTAACATTATTCATATATGTATTAATGTTTGCCCAGTTGGATTCAATAAAACTAATATCATCAATAATACATTGAATGAGAGAAATATTTGAAATATTTTTGGCTATAGACAATTGTTCTATAATAGAACTATTATTTTCCATATTGGTAATAAATTCGGTTATTTGTGACTTCATAACCTCTATTTTTTTCCCAGAATGAATAAGTTTATGTAATTTTATATTATTTTTTTTAATAATGTTATTAATATTACATATATTTACAATGAGATCATTTCTCTTATCAGGTGTATAATTATTTATAAGAGTTTCAATTAATTTAACATTTTTATTTTTAACATATTTGTCTTTAATCATTTCGCATAAATTTTTAATTTGTATATTAGTAATATTCTCAATATTAACATCAATATCAAATTTATTATCTATAATCTTTATTTTTTCAACAAGTTGTTTAAATATATCCTTCATAGATGACATTATATTTAATACAGGTTCCTTCTTATATATACCAAACGGTATTTTTAAAAGTCCATCTAAGTAAGTTCTAGCCTTAGATCCTGTATCCTCTGATTTAGATTTTATTTCTTTAAGTTTGTTCATAGCCTTTTCTTTAATGGAATTATCTGCCTTCATCAAACATATTTGTTGTTCCAATGGAATTTTACTATTATCAAAATTAGCCAAGTTATTGGTATAATTAATTGTTTCATTCATTGCATCCTTAAAATAATTTTTGGTTTTCCATGGAAGACTATCAAATAGTAATGTCTGTTCTGAAGTATCAATTGAACCATTGACATCATTGGATAGTAGATCATATAATAAATAAGCCAGATATTGATATTCATTATCATCTGACTTTAAAAGTAACTGTATTAATGTATTACGTTGACCATATAAATCACTATTCATAAATTCTTTAACAACTTGAGAAATACTTTTTTGTTTGATTAATATTACTTGGTTCATATGTCCTTGATATTTGTGATTCAATTCATCAATAGAATACACAATTAGTTCTTTTAATGTCAATGATTGTATAAATCTATGGAATATGTTCGGATCATATTCGGGTTGTTGTACAGAACTGATAATTAAACCTTCTATTTTTTTCAATATATGTTCATTATTTACACAGCTAATTAATATATCATCAATTAATCCAGACACAATAATAGTTTTTTTTTCTGCATTGTTATGAAATGCTATTTTAATACCATATACCTTTGTTTGAAATATTTTACTTGATCGTGATAAATCAAAACAATCCAAATTATCAGCATTTTCGACAATACTTAAATCCTCTACAATTTTATTTTTTTCAATATTTTTATGATTAAATTGTCTCTCTTTTTTCCAAGCTATTATTTTAAAGTTAATAGGATGAAAATATGTTTCGAGCAATTTATATTTGTTATTATCCCAAACAATATTACTAATATATTCGTCACCATAACATACATTTAACAAATCATGAATATTTTCAGTACCATATAATCTAAATATATTGATAAGTTCTGTTCTAATAGATTCTAAATTAAGTGTAACCGTTTCAATATTGTTTTTTTGTTTGAGCAATACAAGATTACTTGATAAATCAAAATATATTTTTTCTAAATTATGAGTAGCAAGATTTAATTCATTTGCACCTAAAATATCTAGTTGTTTATATTTTTGAATGGATATGATTGTTTTTTGAATAAGTTGATGAAAATATTCAATAGCATTCTCAAGCTTAGTTTGAAGATGATTTTGTTTGTTTTTTGGACAATCTATCTTATTATTACCACTAATAATAATATTTTTCATTATAATTAGCACGGATTTTATATTTTTAAATTAAATTTAATTAATATTTTACTAAATAACAATAATTATATTTACAATTGGTGATGATTTTCATAATTATATAAGAAATCATATTAAATATAAACCAACTATACATGTTACTACAATGGGAATACCAGCATATTTTTCATATATAATTAAAAATTATCCAAATATATTAAAAAAGTTTAAGGATGGATTTCATGTTGATAATTTATTTTTGGATAGTAATTCTATCATCTATGATGCAATGAGAACTATAGAATATAGTGGAAAGAATGATGAATATGAGAGGAAATTGATAAATGTTGTATGTAAACAAATTGAAATTTATATACAACAAATTAAACCGACAAACCTAGTATATATTTCATTCGATGGGGTTGCACCAGTCGCAAAAATGAATCAACAAAAAAATAGACGCTATAAATCTTGGTTTATAAATGAATATGACAAAAAGGACAAGATTAATTGGGACAGCACTGCAATTACACCTGGAACAGATTTTATGAACAAATTAAATTTACAAATAAAATATTACTTTCGAATTAGTGCTCAATTCAAAGTTAAGCAGATAGTCATATGTGGAAGCGATAATGCTGGTGAAGGTGAACATAAAATTTTTGAATATATCCACGAACATTCAGAAATTGAAAATATGAAAACTGTTATTTATGGATTAGATGCTGATTTAATTATGCTTACGATTAACAATTTACAGCATTGTAAAAAGATGTACTTATTTCGCGAAACACCCGATTTCATTAGAAGTATCGATAAATCACTAGATCCTAACTACATGTATGTAATTGATATACCTGAATTTAAAAACCAGATGGTATATTATTTGAACAACGATTGTAAGGCTGAAAGCGATGTAGAACAAAATAAAATTTATGACTATATATTTTTATGCTTCATGTTAGGAAATGACTTCTTGCCTCATTTTCCAGCATTAAATATCAGATCAAATGGGATTGATATAATTATGGAAACATATCGTAATATATTAGGAAATAAGGGTAAAAATATAATTACGAATGGGAAAATCGTATGGAAAAATTTCCGCTTACTTATTAAAGAACTGTCTATTCATGAAGAAGAATTTATTCAATGTGAATATAAATTAAGAAACAAATTAGAAAAGAGACCATCTCATGTTGATAAAGAGAGTAGTAAATTTGATAAAGAAATGTTACACGCTCCATTAAAAGAAAGAGAGTTGGAAAAATATATTAATCCATTTGATAAATATTGGGAAGAAAGATATTATGATATGTTATTCGATGTAGATATAGACGACGATTCAAGAAAAGAAATAGGTTTGAATTATCTAGAGGGATTAGAATGGACATTTAAATATTATACTACAGGTTGTGTTGATTGGAGATGGCATTATAAATATCATTATCCCCCTTTGTTAAAAGATTTATTAAAATATATCCCATATTTTGATGGCGATTTATTAAAAGAGAAGGAAAAAAATCCGGTTTTAGATCTAGTTCAATTGAGTTATGTATTACCCAAGAGTAGTTTATATTTGCTTCCTAGAAAAATAGAAACTAAATTATTAAAAGAATATGCAAATATGTATAAAAATGATTTTGAATTTGTATGGGCATTTTGTAGGTATTTTTGGGAGTCCCATGTTAATTTTCCTCATGTAGATATTAAGAAGTTAGAAGATTTAGTTCAAAATATATAATTATACACAATCTATTACCTGTTCATATGATAAATTGCCATTAGTTTTATCCATAGTAACACTACATCCACCAATATCCGGCATATTGGATACATCAAATCTATAAATTCCACATTTCATAGCATAAATAATAATATTTTTAAGATTCATAGGATTATTGGGTTGGTTATGTAGGTGTAGGCTAATCTTTTTCATATTAATATTTCTTCCGAGTATATGTTCCATGATAAATCTAAAATCATAAAATGATAATGTACCACAAGTATCAGATAAACAAATTTCATCCAGATCTTCATAACTATAATAATAGTATATAATCTCGCTAATAATTCTAGAATTGTCTATAGTGCCAGCAATTGGGCATTCAGATATACACGAAATGTATAGTTTGATTTTGGTGTCAGGAATAACTACAACATGTTGTATCATATTTTCAAGTTCATTTTTAGTTTCATTAAGTGTTTTGTTAATATTTTTCTTTTGAAATTCATTAGAAACAGATGTGATAAATGAGAAATTATTAACATCATTATTATGAGCAATTTTTACACTTTTAAGTGTAGGTGTAAGCATATAAATATCAATTGGTTTTGGCAAAATGATATTAGCAAGTTGTGCTTCTTTAAAAACCAGCAGAGAATCTGCCATTTGGGGTAATACTTTGGTTGAAACAATAGAACCTACTTCAATAGCAGAAGGACTATGAGTTGTTATAATATTATGTAACATTTTCGTCTTATTTGCGATACTATATCTAGTGGGAATAGATTGAAGTCCATCACGAAGGGTGACATCAAAGAATTTAAGGGAAGCTAGTCGTTTTACACGAGAAATGTACATCATATTATTACTATTTATGAATATTTATATTTTAGTTCAATTTTTAATTTTAATTGATTTTATTTAAAAACTAAACTATACAATAATACAATGACAATAGAATTTGAAGGTGATAGGAAAGCCTTTTTACAATTATTGCAAGACAATAAAGGGTTAATGATTTTTAAATTTACTGCAGATTGGTGTAAACCTTGTCAAACAATAAAATCAGGAGTAGATTTGTTTTTTTCAAGTATTTCGTCTGATATAGTTAAATGTTATGAGGTAAATGTAGATGAGTGTTTTGATTTATTTGCTTTTATGAAAACAAAAAAAATGATGAAGGGAATACCAACTATGATGGCATATAAAAAAGGGACAACTTCATTTAGTCCAGATGATAGTATTTCTGGGGCAGATTTGAATGAAATTAATTCATTTTTTATGAGATGTATGAAATTAATTTAAAAAATAAAATAGTATATATTCAAATGGATAATATCGATTTGAATATACATAATTATGATTTGAATGATTTATTAAATTTATTTAAAATACCTTTTAATTTTAGCGAAGAACATTTAAAACAGGCAAAAAAAATGGTTTTAAAAACACATCCTGATAAATCTGGACTAGATAAAAAATATTTTTTATTCTTTACTCACGCATATAAATACTTATTTAAGATTCATCAGCTTCGGCAAAGTAGTACTACAACCAATACAGAATATCAGAATGATGATTTATGGGAAAACGAACAAAGTATTATAATTGATGGCGCTATAAAAAAAATGAATCAGAAGGATTATAATAGTTGGTTTAACGAGACGTTTGATAAAATGAAAATGAAGGATGAATCAGAAGAACATGGTTATGGTGACTGGTTAAAATCAAATGAAGATATAGTTGATGAAACCATATCGAGTACTGGACAAATGAATGAATATATACAAAATAAAAAAACCGAATTACGATCAGTAGTTGTACATAGAGATTTTCAAGATATAAATAGTAATAATCACTTTGATTTGGTGCGCGATACTCCTGAAAATTACGGATCATCCATATTTGATAAATTGCAGTATGAGGATTTAAGAAAAGCACATCGTGAGTCGGTTGTTCCTGTTACAGAAGAAGATTTTCATAGAAGAACGAAATATACAAGTATAGATCAATTGAATAGAGAACGAACACAAGATGCAATAACTAGTGAGAAGGAGTGGTTGCCTGGTCACGAAGATAAATTAAAAAATGACAAAACAAATGATGATAATATTAATATTAGACGTGCATATAAATTAATGAATCAAGATGAACAAATAAGAAAAAACTACAACAATTTTTGGAGTGATATGAAAAAAATTAAAAACTAAAAACTATTTTACATATATAATGATTTATTTTTTATAAAAATTCAATATTTTAAATCCGGATTCCATTTGTAAATGGGAATAAAAAACTGGCAGCCAAATTACAGGTTCATTTGGTAATATAGTGTAAAATGGACCTATCGTGTAATTAGATATTTCATTGTAAAAAAATTTTTTTGGATTAAAAGGACTATTTGGGTATGATATTGTAGTATTATATTGTATATTTAGATGACATTTATCATCTACGTCTAACAAACTATATATACCACATCCTTCACCAACTTTTATATTATTTTCAAATGCGCTAGTTGAAAATGTCGTATTGTTATTATATTCTATAATATAATGACGAGAAATATCGTGTTGTGAAAGATATTTTGCATAATAATTATTAAATATACATTTAATCTGTTGTTTATTACAAGGAATTAATTTCATATGTAATATTTACATTTTTCTATTATTTTAATATTATATAATAACCTTATTCGTAGCATTGGGTGCAATTATGAACAATAGTATAACCTATTTTTGATTAGATTTGATATTATGTTCCAATTCATCTAAATATTTACACCCTTGAAGATTTTGTCCCATTTTAAATCTTCAAAGGTGTATTAGCTAGATGGTGGAATGAAGCGACACATATTATAAAGTCGACACTATCTGATTGCAAGTGAATATCTGTCATGTATTACATATAGCATCCAGTCCATTATTTTTACAAATATCAACAAATTTTTGACAATTATCAACACCAATAAATTTGTGATTATTATATGTCATATTTATTCCATTACCACATCCAATGTCATAAATTAATGAATTATTCGGTAATTCATTAATAAAGTCAGATATTGGTTGCCAAAAAATATCCACTAGTTTGGTTAAATTCTGGAGCAATAATGTCATATACATTTTTTACATTATCAATTTCATAACAAGTCATATTACAATACAATACAAGTATATTCTTAAATATGTTTAATGTATAATTATATCCTATATCCTATATGCTTTAGAAGTATGGTTCCATGCGAGTTTTACAAATCAACGACCAATATTATTAATAGTCAAAAAATAAATTTGTACTATTAATATATATATATATGAACTATTACACTAAATATATTTTTGCATTAATATTATTAATAGTATTCGGATTTATATTTGAATGCTATAAAAAACAAGAATCGAAGCAAAATAAATTAGAAGAATATGATTTGATTAAAAAATACTTATTAAATGATTCCACTTTAGCTAGAAGTGATAAACCCATTTTATGGATTCCTATAGACTTTCAAACAAATGCCAGATGGTGGTCATCATTTGGTTCAAGAAATTCAAAGTGTTTTAATCAACCATATCAAAATTTAACCATTAAATCAATCGTTGATCATTGTGGCGATAGTTTTAATGTTTGCTTAATAGACGACAAATCGTTTAATAAAATAATTCCCGGATGGAATACAAAGGTGGCTAATTTACCTAATCCATTAAGACCTCATTTAAGAGAATTAGCATTGGCAAAAGTATTATACTATTATGGCGGTATGACATTACCATCTTCTTTTATATGTATGAAAAATTTAATACCTTTGTATGTCAAAGGAACGTCGTCTACTGAAATGTTTGCTGGAGAGATGGTGTGTAAAAATGAAAGTGGTATATATAGTGAATTTTTTCCTAATCATAAAATAATGGGATGTAAAAAGGAGTGTAGTGTTATGGAAAGATATATTAATTATTTGGAAAGAACTGTATCAAGTGACTATACAAATGAAATGGAATTCACAGGTGTAACTGACAAATGGTTATATGAAGAAGTACTAAAGAAAACTGTAATGCCACTAGATGCCAAATATTTTGGATGTAAAACAATTGAGAATCAACCAGTATTGATAGATGATTTATTAAGCGACGACGATGATTTCGCATTACCAAAGTGTGCTTTAGGATTATATATACCAGCCGATGAAATTTTAAATAGAATAAATTTACAATGGTTCGCCAGATTATCTCCACAACAAGTACTGGAAAGCAATACGATTATAGCCCGATATTTATTGTTATGTAATTAGATAGATATTATATTAAATTAGTAATATGATATATATCATATATATATATATATATATATATATATCATATGGTGGGAACGAATTACGTTGAAATAAATGGGCCTACTGCAAAATTTTTAACAAGAAATATATTTGGTCACGAACCATGTCATGATTTTAATCCAAGTGGAACTGGAAAAAGATTAAGGAATCTTTCAAATAGACTAATAGTTTTGTATGATAGTAGGAGTTTTCAAAGTGGTGGAACTAAACATATGGTGGTAAATGTAACGGATGAGGCTGATGCCGTTGCTGCTGGTGGTGCTGCTGGTGATTTAGTAGGAGATTATGAAAATTTAGAAGAAGGTGGTTCTGCGGATTCATTTAATATAGCAACAACAGTAGCAGATGCAAGAGGAGTATCGCTAATAGCGAGTGATTATATCGCTTTTATTAACATGTTTGATCTAATGATAAGCGATCTATCGGTAGGAACAGTTATGAATACTAGAGGTGCGGAAAGTCGTCGTCGTAAAGCAATTACTAGTATTCAAAACATAACAGAAGTTATTGAATATCTCAGAATGTTAATATTATCACATTTATATAAAAACACTATAGTAGACGGTGCAACAGAATCAGAAGAATCAGAAGAATCAGAAGAAGACCATATAATAAGTGCATTATATGTTAGGGATGGAATAGAATCACCTGATACACCACCAACTGCGAATTGGTCCCAATTATATGACCAAGTTGGAGGTCTAAAACCCTCTTTACAGACGATACAAACTCCTACGTTAATACAAACTCCTACGTTAATACAAAAATCTGATATAAAAAATACTGAACCTGATCATAAATTGATAGAATTGGATACGCCAACAGCAACGCCAACAGCAACGCCAACAGAAACATCAGAAGACCCTAATAACAGCTTAGAAAACCAATATACATATATGAATGTTGTTTTAACTCAGTTATCAACTACTTTTCTGAATTTATCAACTAGCACAAATATTGAGGATTTAGACCCTATAAATCCAGAAGAATTAAAATTAGGGTTTATACAAGCTACAAATGTAATTAATTTTTATAAAGATATGTTTAACTACTACATTAAAAATATCAATAATACTCTCCCCACATATATGATAAATAACAGTTATTTTGTAAAAGATGCATTATTTTTCTATTTTATTAATTATTTTGGAGTTGATGATGAATCAAAACATATTTCATCTTTAAACGATGAATCAAAGAACAAAATATTTGATAATATTTTTAGATTACGAGTTCCAGTGGGTAGTGTAGATTTATTTAATACCAAATCAGTCCATAATGGAGGTAATTCGGTATTGGTAGGTGGGGGATCACGACAAAGAATGAATGAGATACTAGCAAGAAGTGTTACTCTATTTGATACGATGGAGGTGAGCGGGACATTACATGAATCGCATGTGAGGGAATGGGCAACACAAGTTATAAACGACAAAATAAGAGGTGTAACAGACATAATGGACGATGAGTGGGCTAAATATCAGCGTAATACGGCTCAAATAGATGAATGGGATGGTGTAAAACGTAAAGTGGAAACATCTAAAACGACAGAATTTAATAAAACTATACATAATATAATAGCTCCTGTTACACGTAAAAGAAGTCAATGGAAAAAAACAGTAATAACAAATATGAACAAAATATTATTAGTTGCAATAGGAAAACTAAGAAATGAGATAAATAAATATCACAATATTAATGAATCCGGTACTGCTGCGCCCAAGTCACTACCACTCCCCGCACAAGTTGTAATTAATAGTTTATTACGGAAAATATGCCAAAAGGTTAATCGTATAACATTCGATGCTGGAGAAACTGATGAAGATGCATTTTGTCAAACACAAAAAGATATTATACGTAGAGTAGCGGGAGGAAGTTCTCCGTCAAATATTGATGCAATTTTATTTGATAGTTTTGTTGCTTATTGTATAGCCAATAAACGGGAAAATGTCGCTATATTTAAAAGACAAGAAGATTATATAAATTTACATCTTATGTATAAATCTGACGACACTATAGCAATTGTTAATAATGCTTTAACAACCACGGTTACGAATGGTAGCCCAATAAGAATTGTTGATGACTTAACAAATACAGAGTCTACCATACCCCTCCCCAGAAACCCAACACAACTAAGGGGGACTCAGAAATATAGTGGGGCACAAAACAGACGAGGATTTGTAAAAGATTGTACTATAACAGCATTGCTTGATTCTATGGGGTCATTTGGTTCGTGTGCAACTGGTCCTAAGGACGCGACGTTTAATCCGGCAAATTTAGATATACTTATTACTTCGGGTTTGGCAGATTCCATGGCAGATTTTTCATTTGCAATGAAGTTAAATTATAACTCCTCAAATGGGAAAACTACATTGGTATATACAATAGCATACAAGGACTTTGTATTAGCAAGTGTTCAAATAAACGTAATTATTAAAAACGGGTTATGTCAGGTTTTATCGGCGAATAATACATTTGAACAAGCACTCACTTATATAGAACAAATATCATGTCAGACTCCGGAACAAGTATTAAATTTTGGTACTATGTTGGATAACGATACACATATTAGTGAAATAATGCGTATATTATCTCGTAAATTTATGGGCGATTTCGGACAAGAATTGAATGTTATTGTTGCCAATTGTGGACAATACGATCCGAAAACTTGCGGAGGAAAGCAACATGTATTAGCAGACGGTGATAGACCATCTTTTACTAGGGCTGGATACTTATTGTTTAATGCACTTAATGGAATTAATACTGACAGTGGTATATTATATATTATGAATCGCGGTGGTATAATTATAAAAAAAGATGGATACTTTGGCGAGAAGAGTGGTACTCCAACTGGAGGAAAAATGAAAATAACAAAAAAGAGAAAAATAACAAAAAAGAGAAAAATAACAAAAAAGAGACATAAAACTAAAAAGAAACATAATAAGAAACGGTCCGCAGGAAGGAAACGAGTAAAAAAAATGACAAAGAAACCAAAAAGAAATAGGTGATTAATAATTTATTTTTAAATGGAATTTTTCTCAATGAGTTTAAAAATAAATGTAATATGGAATATGATATTTTGATTTACTGTATACAATCTTCGTATGATAATTAACAATATTTAATTTGCATATTTGTCTAATGACTGTACAGAATTTAATGTAATTCATATCTCTATTCACATAGTATTTTTTTGAATTGTAATAATAATCAACGAGAGTATTACAAAATAAACTAATTTTTTCTTCTAAAATAGCTCGTTTATAAGCATTATTATCAAAAATATAGTATTTATCTGTTTTATCACATATACTGTTTAAGAATTCAAATAAGATATTTATAGGAACCAATTGTTTAAATATTTGGCTCATGTATATATCTATTTAGAAAATAGTTCTGTCAAATTATTTGAGAAAAGTGCAAGTTCAATTTCGTCTTCGTGTATATTATGAAATATTGTAATATATTTACATAATAGTTTAATTAATTCATATTTTTGAGTATCTGTTAGTAACGCGCTAGATTTAACATATAAAAAATAATTATCATAAATATCCATAACAGAGTAACCCTTATCATATAAATCGTAAAAAATATTAATAGATTCACAAATATTGTTATTTATACAATGGGTTGTATAATCATCAAATATAGAAAAACTAATATTGGTACATATCTTATTGGCAAGATCAATTGTGATTGGTTGATTTAGAATTTTGAATTTTTCTAAATAATTAAGTAGTATTCGCACAGAACCGTTACAAACATTAATTATAAATTTTTCTGCTGATTTATCAATAATAATATTTTCGGCAATTTTAATGTCATTTAAAATCTTTAGAAAATTGTTTTTGGTAAGGTGTTTAAGTTTAATTATTATTTGTCTAGATTGGAGACTGTCAATAACATTTTGTATATTGGAGCAAGATGAAATAAAGTGAACGTTGTTGCTGTATTTATCTATACAATTACGAAATACTTGTTGACTCTGTTCGTTTATATTATCAATATCATCTAATATTACAATTTTTTTTTTATGTTGTATAGAGCATCTTGTTTGGCAGAATGTTTTAACTTCTGTTCTATAGTATTGAATACCTTGCTCTTTTAAACTATTAATTTCTAAAACGTTCTCATTATACTTAATATCACCATAATATTCTTTAATGAGAACATTGATTAGGCTAGATTTGCCAGTGCCAGAGTCACCAATAAATAAAACATTTAGATTATTAATAGATATAAGCGTTTTAAGAATTTCAATAATTTCGGGTTTAATTTCAAAGTTTTCAAATGAAGTTGGTTTGTATTTATATATTAATGGAGAATTCATTTGTATTATATTTAATTCGTAAATAAGTATTTAAGTAAATGTAATTATATAATATTACAATGGATGATTTCTATAAACTTTTAGAGGTAACTGAAAATGCTTCTCAAGACGAAATAAAAAAGAGTTATAGAAAGTTGTCATTAATGTATCATCCTGATAAAAATAATGGAAATGATGAGAAATTTAAGAAAATTAGCGAAGCATATCAAGTATTAAGTGATACAGATGAGAGAAAGAAATATGATATGGGAAAAAATAGTCCATTTGGTAATGGGGGTCCTGGTCATGGGGGTCCTGGTCATGGGATGCCCTTTCCAACTGGTATGGATCCAGGAGAATTATTTAAAATGTTTTTTAACGGCAATTCAGGAATGTACGCTTTTGGGGGTAATCCAATGGGTAATCCAATGGGTAATCCAATGGGTAATGTAAGAGTGTTTAGAAATGGACAACCATTAAATATGAATAATTTAAATAAACCACCACCAATTATTAAGAATGTTGTAATTAGTTTAGAACAGGCGTATAAAGGTGACCAACATGCGGTTACGATAGAGCGGTGGTTATTTGAAGATGGTATGAGAAAAATTGAAAATGAAACATTATATATACCAATACATAAGGGAATAGATGATAAGGAAATGATAATATTGAGAGAAAAAGGAAATGTGTTAGATAATAATTTAAAAGGAGATGTAAAAATTATAATAACTATCCAAAATACATCGCAATTTAAAAGGGATGGATTAAATTTAATATTAGAAAAGGAAATATCCTTAAAGGAGTCATTATGTGGATTTTCTTTTATTATAGGGCATATAAGTGGTAAACAATTGCGTTTCAATAGTGAAAAAGGAGATACGATAAGGGACGGATTAGTCAAAGTAATTGCTAATTATGGTATGGAGCGAGACAAACACATAGGAAATTTATGTATAAAATTCACGATTATATATCCAGAAAAATTAACAGATGAACAAGTTGATAAAATAAGCGAGATTTTATAATATTATTATATATTAATGAAATTTAGCAGAAAAAATAGCAAGGGTTCGAAGACGAACAAAACGCGTAAAAATAAGGGATCGAATAATACCAAAAAGCGAATGGTTACTTACTTATTACAAATGTTAATGACAGTTAAATTATATCACTGGAATACACTGTCTTTTTCAGTTCACAAGGCTACTGACGGATTATACGGAGATTTGAATACATTAATAGACCAATTTGTAGAAGTATTATTAGGAAAAAATAGCAATGTAAGTGAGAAAAACAAAGGCGAAATATTAAATATTAATACATTACATCTAAAAACGTACAAAGATAATGGAAAATTTAAAAAAGAGATAGAATCATATAAGAATTATTTGATTGGAATGAACACGATGATAAAACAAGAAGGAAATAGTGATTTATTCAACATTCGTGATGAAATATTAGCGGTTCTTAATAAAATATCTTACTTATTAACGTTAAAGTAATTTATTCAAACATAAATTGATTATTAAAGTACAATAACTTAAAGATATTTTAATTACTAATATATCACTATATGATTGATAGTGATATTGTGACAATTTGGCGGAGTGGTTAACGCGGCGCCCTGCTAAGGCGTTGTCCTTTGGACGCGTAGGTTCGAATCCTACAGTTGTCGTTCTTTGAACACGCGTGGTGTAATGGTAACATGGCCGCCTTCCAAGCGGCCGCATCGGGTTCGATTCCCGGTGCGTGTAATATTTATAATTATAATTCATTAGTTTGAATTATAATTATTTAGGTAGAATATTCTAGTAATCAACCATCGTGAGTCAGATCACCTTAATTGATATACGATATTATTATTATTATTGTAGTTGGTTAATCCACCACCTAATATATTATTATTTATTTATCGTCTTATTTTGTAATTCGGCTGAACAACATCTACACCCATGTATATATTGTCCTTGAGCATTCATAGAACCTTGACTACTACTAGCTGAGCGTTTAAGTCTACGTCTAACACTAGTGTTTAATCCTCCAACACCAGAACCAGGCGTATATTTATTAAATAAATTCGTTTTGACATTTCCTGTAAAGATAAGTCTTCTTTGTCCTCCAGGTCCAGAATTTATAGGTATAAATTTAAGAAATTCTACTAGAATCAATATCAGCAGACACTAAATAGATTGAATTTTCAGTAACGATAATATACTCGGTCTCCACTTTGTAAATTTTAATAATAGGGCTGGTATATTCATCTTCACTTTTAACAAGAAGCTTTTCTTGATTTTCCTTTACACCAATGATGACTAGCTTATCTAAAGAAGCGGTCCAATAATCGGCCTTTACTTCTTTATCTTCAACAATAGCTAATTTGAATGCGTGTTGGAGACACGTGGCAGAAGGCATTCTATAACTCTCGGATTCATTTTCGGAACTCATATATAAAAATAAATCAAATTTTCTTTAAATAGTTATAATCATTTAGTTATAACTATTAATTATTTAATTAATTATTTAATTAATTATTTAATTAATTAATTATTTAATTAATTATTTAGTATGAATCGATAAATAATAATCTCTCTAAAAAATAATGAAAAATAATGTTTTAAATGATGTAGAAAATTATAATGATATATTAGACAAAAATATTTGTGTAGTATTTCTTAAATACATTGGACTTATACACGAGTTTATTGAATCATTTGTAGAAAATATTTACATAGATAATAATGAATATTTAAAATATATTATTACGAAAGGTATAAAAAACACATCATATATATACATATTTTTACTGTTATATACGAAAAACTTGGATTTGGCTATATATCATACACAAAAATCGATATTATATTATGTAGAATTTATATCTCAAATAGAAGAAGACCATACTAATCAGTTACAGTTAAATTCAATAGACGCAACATTATTTATATATAAAAAAACTATATTTGATATAAATACTGATTTTAGAAATCAATATAACGAAACTGAAGAAATAAAGGAACAAATAAACACATTAAAACAGTATATGGAAATTTATAACACTACTTTAATTATGTATGTAGATAAATTGGATCTAACAAAATTAACTTTAAACGATTTACAAACCTCTGTATTTACAACTCTTTATAAAATAGTCGAATTATTAATTCAAACACCATTATTATCAAAAAAAAATGATAAGACTGACATTGAAGAATTAAATATAGTATATAATATAATCACCGAATGTAATAGGTATCATAAATATTCATTTATAAATAGTAATTATCTTACATTAATTGAGTGTATTATTAAAAAACATTTCAAGAAATATATAAACGTTAATGAGCTTCGTAATAAATTAAATGAACCAACAATAGAAAATAAATTAGAGAATATGTCTATTTGTAAAATTGTTAATTATTTATCAGTATAATTATTATATCAGTTATACTTTATCAAAGTATATCATTTTTTTTCTTATTTTTGTCTTACGATCTTTAACCGTAGGATGCGGTTGATCACCACCACTATTAATATTTTCATATTCACATTCTAATACGTTTTTTAAGAAATCGTATATTTTATACAATATTAATTCATCACATTTGCCTACAACCAATAGACTACCTGTTCTAAATATCATAAATGACACTTCATCAAAATTTGTATGTGTTGGTTGTTGTCCAGTCTGTTCTTCAATTGTATTATCATAGTAAAATTTACATTGAATCCCTGGATAAGAGCATGCATCAAAATTACTATTAATTCTATACTTATACTTCAATAGATCGTGTAATTTATCTCGGTCTATGTAATATCCGCAATTAAAATTAGAATTGATTAGAACGGTTTCACTTTTATCTTTCAAATAATCTAAATCCTCTCCAACAACCGGTCTCAATTGTTCCACCAATAACGTCAATGTTTGTGTTAATAGATCATCATTCTGTATTCCAGGTATTTCTAATTTACCAGTATTAAACACCTTCACATGAACCTCCTTATATTCATTTTTATAAAACAAACGTAAAATTAGAACAAAACAATTAAAGAATGCCCGCTTCTTTTTACTTCTATAACTCAAAATATCCTTTTTACAAGTCCCGATACTAATCTTGCGCTGATCTTTGAATTTGATTCTACCCTCTGGATTTTCAATATGTTCTATAATATATTCTTCATAACACGCTATGTCTTTTATTTGTTCTGAAATAAAATCAACCTCTTCTTTAGATGTAGAAGAATATTTAATCTGTTTTTTAATAACCCCATTTGTAGGAGTATAATATTTTATAACAGGTATTTTCCAAAAGATTGATTTTATATCAATATCTTTTTTATTCAAATAAGATATTTTTGTTTTTGTAGAAATATACAATGACGTACATTTAGGAATATTCTTTACATCATTCAATTGAAGTTTTTCTTGTTTATTTTCAATATTTTCAGATTTGTCAGTTACACTATCGTCCGTATCGCTGCCATATCCATCATTTTGTAAGAAGCTTTCCCAATCATCTTCAATATCTACCATACTATATGTATCTGTCTCAGATTATTTAAATGTATTTTTTATCTATTTAAAGCTTCAATTATTTTCTTTATCTATAATAAATATGAATTCATATATCAATGAAAAATCACAACCCCAACCAATTCCTTTAAAAAAAGTATCTTCTTTTGAAACCAATTCTCAATTAAGTCTTAATCATGCAGTTATTGACCCTAGTAAAATGTCACCACCCAATAACTTCATGGACAACTTAATGAAACGAATGGATAATTATTATTCACCATCAGATAATAAAAAAATGTACGATTTTAAAGATGAATCCATTTCTGTTTCAACCACATCCAAATAAAGTAATATTATTAATATGAATATTAATATTACTTCATTAATCAATATGTAATAATTCTTGTAATTTTATTATGCTATATCCTAATAGATATTCTTGATTACAGTTTGATATATGCATTATATGTTCTACAAATAATAAAAATTCTCTACAAATAAACCGCTTCTTATGTCGTATGATATAATTTAAAAAATTCTTCAATATATTCATTTTTTCTATATTATATTCAATACTAATCATATTTAACATATTGATATTATAATCTAGATTTTCCTTCTGTATATTTAATATTAATTTTTCCCATAAATCCTCCTTTATTATTTTTTGTTCATTGATTAATTGTTCATTTGATTGCATATAATTAATCATACTTCTAATATCTGAATTAAATAGCTGTTGTATTAATTGTAATGAGTCGTTTCCAAAATTCAATTCCTCTTTTTCATTTATATTTTTTAGAAATCTTATTATATCGTATTCAGGTAATTGATTAAATCTTAATCGCATAAACTCATTTTGGAGTGCTTCATCTATTCTACTTATATAGTTACAGATTAAACAAAACCGTACATTTGAATTGTACCCTTGTAATAAATATCGCAATGCAATCTGTGCATTCTTTGTCATATAATCTACTTCATCAAGTACTACAAATTTCATCCCATTATTAAACAGACTTTTAGAATTTACAAAGCTATTTATCTGATTTCTTATAATATCTATACCCCTTTCGTCTGATGCATTTAAATGTATCATTAGATTTTTACTGTTAGAATGTGACTGAAATGATTTAATTAAATTAATAATGCTTGTTGTTTTTCCAGTTCCTGGAGGACCATAAAATAATAAATTAGGAAAATATTTTTCTTTGATTATATTTTCCAATATTTTTTTATTTAAAGGGTCTAGAACTATCTCGTCAAAAGTATTTGGTCTATATTTTTCTACCCATGGGGTAAAGCTACTCATTATTAATATATTAACTGTTTTATATTTAAATAAAATTGAATATTATATTATAAATAAATGGGAAATCAAAACTCTATTATGAATCATTCTAGTTCTACTTCCGGATCATTGCAATTATTTATCGGATGCATGTATGCAGGCAAAACTACAAAATTAATTGAAACATACAATGATGTATTAGATGAGGACAATGATCATTCTGTTATTATTTTAACACATTCATCCGAAAATAGATATTCAATTGATGAACTTAGCACGCACGACAAAACAAAAATAGCATGCCTTAAATATGATTCTATATCGTCTTTTGTTGAAAATGAACCATCGTCTATTGAATCAACTGATCTTATTTTAATTGATGAGGGACAGTTTTTCGATGATTTAACAAATGTTGTAATATTAGTTGAAAAATTTCATAAACACGTTTGTGTATTTGGATTAGATGGTGATTTTAAACGAAATAAATTTGGCAAAATACTTGATCTAATTCCATTCTGTGATTCTGTAGAAAAATTACGAGCTAATTGTAAGTGTGGAGATCCTGCTATTTTCAGTAATAGAACTATTAAAAATGATTCTCAGATATTAGTTGGATCCACAGACGTATATGAACCATTATGTAGAAAATGTTACATTGAAAATAATATATTTTAAAACCATTTAAATTAAATTTGTTTATTTATTTATTAAATGTCCGAAACTATTGTTCCTGAAAAGAAAAAACGGGGTAGAAAAAAGCTAAATGTTGAGGTTATAATCGATTCTACCCCAGTTGAAAAACCTCCTCCTAAAAAAAGAGGGAGAAAACCAAAAGGGGGAAAAATTGTACAAAATACGATTATTTTAAATAACGCAATTGAACAAGAACCCAATGTTATTTTACATTTAAAATGTTGTCTTAATGATATTACCGAACAATTCCAAGATAAGTTCACATATAATCCGGTGGTCGAATCTATTCAAAGTTATAATTTTGAAAAGAACGAAGTCAACTCATTTTTATCTGATGATAAACATAAGGAATTTTGTTCAGTAATTAAGAATAATCCGGAACAATCTGATGATGATGATGATAATGACGAGGATGATACTAGTAGTGAACGAAATATGAAAAATATTTGGAAAAAAATGGCTTCATTAAAAATGAAACTTCATAAAAATAATATTTCGGATAAAAGATCTGCTTGTTTTTGGTGTACATATGAATTCGATAATCCACCCATATTTATTCCCAAAAATATATTTAAAGACGCTTATCAAGTATATGGATGCTTCTGTACTCCAGAATGTGGAGCAGCATATTTAATGAATGAAAAAATTGACTCTTCTGTAAAATTTGAAAGATACCAACTCATGAATAATATATATGGTAAAATATATAATTATACTAAAAATATTAAACCTGCTCCAGATCCTTATTATTTACTAGACAAATATTATGGTAATTTATCGATTAAAGAATATCGACAATTATTTAATAATGATCAAATGTTAATTATTGTTGATAAACCACTTACGCACGTATTTCCAGAATTATATGAAGATAATTCTGATTTCATATTAAATCAGCGAACCATTCCTACGAATAACACATTTAAATTAAAACGTAAACCTATCACTAAAAAAAATGCTAGTATATTAGATAATCTTGGTATAAATAAAAATTAATCCATTTAATTTTTTAATTTTTATTTCGTCACCTTCTTTGTATCAGCTAGTTTTTGATTTTCCTTAACTTCTTGATATTTTTTATATAATTCTGCCTTTTCCTGTTCTGCTCTAAATTTTTTAGCACCATTATCCATTAAATTTCTTATCTCTCCGTATATCTGTTGATTGGTTGTTGTAGGAGATTCCTTTTCTTTCTGTATTATTCCATGATAATCATTTAATACATCCATTACATTATAATCAAATTCTACTAATTTAGTTTCCGCTTCTAACTCAGTGTATTCTGTTTGTCGTATTATTACCTGAACCAATTCCATTTTCCGTACAGACATTATTATTTCGTATTCTTTTTTTCTAGATTCAATCATTGATTGTTGATTTTGAGATACATCATAAACCGTATTTAATTCATTTGTGGTTAAATCAGTATTCATATTAATATTATTCTTATTTTTACTTTATATTATAATTTGTACATATTATATATAAAACCATATTAAATATAAACTACCAATGATAGTATACATGTCACATCATACATCATTACCAATATCAGTTCCAATGTCAGTTCCAATGCCAGGAATTGATTTTTCAAATTTAAAAACAGAAGTAAATAATGTTATTGAAAATCATATAAATACGGCTGTTTCACAACTCCTATCTGATTGTAATACGTTTAAAGAAACACACGACTATATATGTAATTTACCTTTTGTGAAACAAATATATTCTGACAACAATATTCTGAATAATAAAATTGACGTATTAGTCAAAGAAAATTTAGAGTTTAAAGAAAAATTATTACACTTAACACAAAACCTAGAAGATATTAAACAAAATATTAATAATGAACCTATACAATTAGAAATTAATGAAATAGATGTTGTGATCGAAAATGATGAAATAAAAAAACAATTAGAAAGTGAAACTATATCTGATGAAGAAGAAGAAGAAGAAGAGGAGGAAGCAGTAGAAGAAGAAGAAGAAGAAGAAGAAGAAGAAGAAGAAGAAGAAGAAGAAGAGGCAGAAGAAGAAGCAGTAGAAGAAGCAGTAGAAGAAGAAGAAGAAGAAGAAGAAGAAGAAGAAGCAGTAGAAGA